TGGTTTAAGAAGTAAAATGATGATATGTGGTGATTCAAACCAAACTGATTTAAAAAGAAAAGCAGATTCTGGTTTTAAATTTCTTTATACTGCATCTAGAAAAATAAAAAATCTTTCAGCTATTACTTTATTTACTAACCATAGAGACCCAATTGTTGAAGATTTATTAGATTATTATGATAATGCTGTTAAAGATGGTATGAGTATTACTATATCTGGATCTAAATAAATTTTTTTCATATTTATAAATAAAATATATTATGAATGTACCAATTTATGATGGTAGTCCTGTTTGGAATGCAAATTCAGTACCATTTGGATTTTATAATTCAGATACTAATTTCCAAACTGATGCTGTAAAGGTAGCTAAATTTTGTGCCCAACGGTTAGGTTATCCCTTAGTTGATATTGAACTACAATCTGGTTCATTTTTCACTGCATTTGAAGAAGCAGTAACCACATATGGTAACGAATTATATGCGTATAAAATACGAGATAATCAATTGTCTCTAGAAAACCTTACCACGGGATCAAGTTTAAATCAAGCATTGATTACACCGAGTTTTGAACCAATTGTTAGATTAACTGAACAATATGCTGAAGAAGCAGGTACAGGAGGTAATATAGATTACCACTCAGGTTCATTTGTACTAACTTCAAGTGTACAAGATTATTCATTTCAAACTTTTATGACTCAAAGTGGTTTAACTGGATCAGCATATGAAAATGGTATTGAAGTAAAAAGAGTATTTTACCAAGAACCCTATCCGGCATCTGCTCGTTATTTAGATCCATATAATGGATTTGGATTTGGTGGAGTACTAGCTGCGGGTGTTATTGGTATAGGAGGATTTGGTGATGGTTTAGGGTATTTAATGGCTCCTTTAAATTATGATTTACAAGTGATCCAACAAATTGAAATGAATCAAATGATTAGATTAAGTAATTATTCATTTGAAATTAGAAATGATAAATTAAGAATATTCCCAATCCCTAATTTTAGTACAGCTGCACAAGAATCAACCCCTGCTAGAATATGGTTTGAATATATTTTAAGAGATGATAGAATTAATAGTGCTGTACAGCAACGCCCTGATAGAGTAACTAATGTATCAAATGCTCCGTATGAAAACCCAACTTATGAATTTATTAATTCAGTTGGTAGACAATGGATATTTGAATACACTTTAGCATTATCAAAAGAAATGTTAGGGTATGTAAGAGGTAAATATGGTACAATACCTATTCCAAATGCAGATGTTACATTAAATCAATCAGATTTATTAGCAGCTGCAACAGCAGAAAAAACGTCATTAATAGAAAGATTAAGGGCTTATTTTGATGAAACTTCTAGAGCAGCTTCTTTAGAAAGAAGAGCAAATGAAGCAGATTCTAAAATGAAAGAATTACAACAAGTACCTTATACAATTTATGTAGGATAATATGGCAATGTACACTAGACTTAGGGATGTATCTCTAATGAGAAAATTCAATAGAGAGTTAATGGGTAATATTATTACTCAACAAGCCGCTGTCTATCAATTTAAACTAGAAGAAACTAAAGTAAACATATACGGAGAAGCAGCTGAAGAAAAATATTATAATGGTCCTTTCTTGTTTAATGTTTTAATAGATAGAGGTGATCAACAATATCCTGAAGGCGAGTATGAAGGAGTACAATTTGAGCAAGGCATTAACTTTTTCTTCTTTAGAGATGATTTAGTAGATGCAGATATAGTACCTAGAGTAGGTGATATTATTTTATACGAAGAAAGATATTATGGGGTTCAAAGTACAATTGCGAACCAATATTGGGGTGGAAAGAATCCATCATATCCTAATAATGATTCTGATGGTACTCCAAACCCATTAAACCCTGATTTAGATCAATTTGGTAATAGTGTTTCAATCTTAGTATCCACATATTACATACCGGCGGATAAAGTAGCAATTTCACCATATCAAGAAAGAATGTAATGTCAACACCAAGAAAACCCATACCAAAATATCAATTAACTATAAGTCAAAATAAACAAAAACCTTTTGACTTAGAGAGGGGAAATCCTAATAAAGCAAAATCTCCTGTTAATCCTAATTATCAGGAAACTGGTATTCCTTTTAATAGGTCTACTAAAATGAGCCAAAAAGGAGATGACACTAAACAATATTCAATTGGGATTAAAGATATAGATGAAGCAATTTTTTATTATTTTGAAAATACTATAAAACCCTTTGTATACCAAAATGGTGAAAGACGAAATGTTCCCGTAATATATGGTGCTCCTGAAAGATGGAAATCATTTCAAAGAGATGGTTATTATAGAGACAAATCAGGTGCAATTATGATGCCCATTATAGTAATTAAAAGAGATAATATAGCTAAAGATAGATCAGTAGCAAATAAATTAGATGCAAATCAACCTAATTTATACGGCAAATGGTCTAAACAATATAGCCCAAAAAACTTCTATGGTAATTTTGCAGCTTTAAATAATAGAAAACCTGTTGAAAAATTTCATGTAGTAGCTCAACCTGACTATGTAACTATGGAATATAGTTGTTTAGTACAAACTTACTATATGGAACAATTAAATAAAATAATTGAAGCATGTGAATATGCTTCTGATGCATATTGGGGAAATCCTGAAAGATTTCAATTTAGAGCATTTATTGATTCTTTTACAACAGCAACTGAACTAACTCAAGGTCAAGATAGATTAGTAAAAGGTACATTTAACATAAGACTAAGAGGATATATCCTTCCAGATACTATTCAAAAAGAACTAAATTCAACTAAAATTTACAATTCAAAAGCTAAAGTTACTATTACATCTGAAGCGGTAAGTGATATAGATAGTGTATATTACCCTGAAGCTAATCCTACCGATGATGGTAGAAAAAGAAATTTAAGAGATTTACAATAAATGAATCTTTAATATAATTTATATATATTTATAACAAATCAAACTACACATTATGGCAATAAAAAAGTTATTAGAAGAAGAGTTACAAACATTAAAAGATTATCAAATTAAAACTAATACCATAGTTGGTGGTTTAGGTAAAATAGAGTTGCAGCTAGCAGCTTTAGAAGACCAAAAAGATATTTTTTTAGAAGATTTTAAAGAATTGCAAAAAGAGCAAAGTAAAACGGCTCAAGAACTGCAGGAAAAATATGGTGAGGGAAATATTGACTTAGAAAAAGGAGAGATTACTACCGCAGAATAATTTTTTGAAACAACTTCTAATATTTATAATAAAATAAACAATTATAATAACATAAGCAATGGCAGAAACATTAATATCTCCAGGTGTATTAGCAAGAGAAAATGACCAGTCATTTATTGGCTCAAGACCTGTTACATTTGGTGCCGCAATCATAGGACCCGCTGTAAAAGGACCAGTTGAAATTCCAACAGCTGTCTCTTCATTTTCTCAATATGAAGCTATTTTTGGTGGGGCTGTAGAAAGCGGTTCTCAATATTACACTTATTTAAATTCAATTGCAGCTAGAAATTATTTCGCAAACGGTGGTGAATCATTATTAGTAACTAGAGTAGTATCTGGTTCATTTACTTCTGCATTTACTTCAGGAAGTACAGCAGGAGCAAATGGTAGTGGAATTGTATCAATAGGGTTTGCAGATTCTCAAGATGCAGGGTACCAAAAATCCTCATTCCAATTAAAAACTATTTCTGAAGGAGTAATTATGAACTCTTCAAGTTCATTATCTGCAAGTGGTAGTTTAGCAAGCGGTTCAGCAGATAACATAAGATGGGAAATCGCTTCAGTAAACACTTCTTCAGGTAATTTCTCATTACTTATTAGAAGAGGAAATGATACAACTGGTCAAAAATCAATTTTAGAGACTTATAATAATTTATCTATGGACCCAACGGCTCCTAACTATATAGCTAAAGCAATTGGAGATACTTACTTTAGCGTAGAGCAAGATGGTACAGATTATTATGTTAAAACAAATGGTAATTATGTAAATAGAAGTGCTTACGTTTATGTTTCTGCAGTAAACACTCCTACCCCAGAATATTTTGATAATGATGGTAATCCTAAAAATGCTTATACAGGTAGTTTACCAGCAGTAGGATCAGGATCATTTACAAGTGCTACAGGAAATAATTACTATAATAATGATGCTAAATTCAACGAAAATATTACAGCAGGTAATATTCAAGGAATTGGCGCTAACGATTATACACAATCAATAAATTTATTATCAAATAAAGACGATTACCAATTTAATGTACTTTCAGCTCCAGGTTTAATTTATTCCTTACATGCAAGTCAAGTAAATTCATTGGTAAGCTTAGCTGAAAGCAGAACAGATTGCATTTCAGTAATTGATTTAGTTCCTTATAACTCAACAATAGGAACAGTAGTTAATAATGCTGCTTCATTTGATAGTTCATATGCTGCTACTTATTGGCCTTGGTTACAAACAATAGATGCAGGAACTGGACAAACAGTATGGGCTCCAGCTTCAACTTATATCCCAGCAGTTTATGCTTTTACAGATGCTTCTTCAGACCCATGGTTCGCACCAGCAGGTTTAATTAGAGGAGCTTTAGGAAGTGTAATTAGAGCTGAAAGAAAATTAACCTCAGGAAATAGAGATAATTTATATGAAGCTAATGTTAACCCAATCGCTACATTCCCAGGAAGTGGAGTTGTAGTATTTGGTCAGAAAACACTACAGAAAAGAGCAAGTGCATTAGATAGAGTAAATGTTAGAAGATTGTTAATTTCACTTAAGAGCTATATTTCTCAAGTATCAGATAACTTAGTATTTGAACAAAATACAATTGCTACAAGAAATGCATTCTTAGCACAAGTTAACCCATACTTAGAATCAGTACAACAAAGACAAGGATTGTATGCTTTTAAAGTTGTAATGGATGAAAGCAATAACACACCAGATGTTATAGATAGAAATGAGTTAGTAGGACAAATTTACCTACAACCAACTAAAACAGCTGAATTTGTGATTTTAGATTTCAATGTATTACCAACAGGAGCTACATTCCCGTCATAAAAATAAAAGAATAGAATATTTATAATAAAATAAAATAAAATGGCAGTATTAGACCCAAACGAAATATTTTATACAGCTTTTGAGCCAAAACAGCAGAACAGATTTATTCTTTATGTTGATGGTATTCCTTCATACCAAATCAAAGGAATGGGAGCTGTTTCACTTACTCAAGGTACAGTTCAGTTAAACCACATTAACGTTGCAAGATACGTAAAGGGTAAAACACTTTGGAACACAATATCAATGACATTGTTTGATCCAATTACCCCTAGTGGTGCTCAAGCTTGTATGGAGTGGGTAAGATTACACCATGAATCAGTGACTGGTAGAGATGGCTACTCTGATTTCTATAAAAAAGATCTTACCTTAAACATTTTAGGGCCCGTTGGTGATATCGTATCAGAATGGATCATTAAAGGTGCTTTAATTACAGAAGCTAACTTCGGTGATTACAGCTGGGACAATGAAAATGCTGCTCAAGAAATTAGTTTAACTGTACAACCAGATTACTGTATATTAAACTTCTAATATATTTCACCCTCCTTTTTAAAAATTGCTTGGCTT